AAATGTCGGCAGAAATGAATGTTTACGCAGTTGGTCCCAATAATTTTGAGAGTTATGATCATAATGGTCTGAGTTACTTGGAAGATCATGGAGATTTTGTGTTTCGCAAAAGCACATCAAAAAACATGGATAAATTGTGTGCCTATTTTCATAAAAATAATAGATATCCTGAATTTTACCTAGGAATTGCTAAAAAAATTGCAATTTGTAAGTGTCCTATTGACGGGAAAGAGGAGTGGTTCAACGGTGACCGAAATTTAAAGGTTGACAATCCTGAAAAAGGTTCTACAGTTACCGTTTATCTTCAAATAATGAATAATATGTATAAGCGTGACTTTATCTTTATGGGCTGGGTAAATGTACCTGTTCACGAGTGGAAGACCAGCAAAGGTACTATTATGATGCTTGAGCAGAAGTTTATTGATGGGCTTTTACCTGAGGATAAACGGTATCTTAAGATGAATTATTAAATAAACCTGTATCAAAACGCAAAATCTAAAACAACCGGATAATGGTCAGAATTCATGGTGCCACAATATTCTGTATATTCTTGATAAATAAATTGGCCCACTATTTTTTTTTGTAAAAATGGTGTTACCAAAATATGGTCGATCATAGAAAATTCTGTAGGTACGGATTTACAATTATTGTTTTTATCCCACCAATCCGTAAACCTTTTGTTTTGTGGTATGTTTGTCGCTATATTAAATAACCCATATTTTCCCGAATGCATACCAAAGTTACCTTTTAATATATCGAGGACCATAGAAATCGGCTTATTATTATTTGCATCCAATACTTCGGAATCAAAATCATTTAAATCACCTAAAAAAATGATTTCATATCCTTTTTCAACGTACCCATAGATAACATTCTGTAAAACTTGGGCTTGTGCTTCACGTTCTGCACAGCGGGTTTTATCTGTTGGGAATGCAATTAAATGTGCACCAATTATCGCCACGTGAATATTATTTATGTAAAATTCTGTAATATAATGTTTGCTCACACCAGTATCGGTCGGCGTTCCTGTATAACCACAAGTGGAACCTGGAATAGGATAGGTAATTCGTTCTTCTGTTCTATATAAATTGATTAGTGGGTCAACTAATGTTATCATTCCGACATTTTGTCCTGTGCCAGTATCCTTACCTTTTACCATATAAGGATTAAAGGAAGGATTTTTTGTTGCGTTTACAAGCATAGTTAATTCGTCGCAGCCTTCCACCTCGCATAGGTTGATAATATCTGGTTGTAGTTGGTTGATTATTTTGGCGACTTGGTTTAGATGACTTATAGCATCTTTTTCCGTTGTCCATGCACAACCATTCCCTGGACAATCGGATGTCGAACAATAATCCACGAATAACCATTCTACATTATATTGAACGATTCGTAATTTCGATTTATCCTTACGCATATCCCTATGTTCTGAAACAGTAGGACAAAAAGTTTCTGTATTCGCCATTTGAATTACTAAACCCATTAAAAAAAACAACAAAAAATTAAAATACATAATTGTTTTATATTATGTATTTACAAAAAAGGTTTAGAGCCAATAAAATACTAGATAAAAAATAGCACCGTAAAATGATGCAAATACCAAAATACAAACTGATATATTACATGCATTATGACAATACCCTAATTTCTCTGGCTCGTCAAGAGTATCGAGTTGATTTAGAGAAACATATTCTTCATAAAAGTCAGGGTTTTTTGTAATCGCTCCGTACATAATAGTTGATTCTAATTTTATTTCTATATATAAAATTCAATAAAAATATAACAGTATTATATATTATATTAATTATGGATATTGCACGAGATACTTTGTTTTCAAAGATCGATACTAGTAATGATGGTAATATATCATTAATTGAATGGAACGCAGCTTTTTCTGCTGCGGATACAGATAAAGGAGGAAATATTGATATTAATGAATTTAAAATGTATTTCGGAGCTGCGGCAGAACCTGCATTTAAAGCTATTGACAAAGACGGAGGAGGTTCTATTGATAGTGGGGAATGGACAGCTTTTTTTACTAAAGCTGCAGGTAGTGATGCATCATTAGATAAAAACGAATTACTCACAGCATTAAACGGTACATCTACTGGTGGTAGCAATCGTCTTAAATCCCCATGCCGTGGTAGAACAGTTAGAAAGTGCAAGCGCGCTTCTAAAAGCTGCAGATCAACTCGCAAAACTTCGAAGAGAAGAAGTTACTGCAGAAAGAGCACAAGAAAGAGTCGTTAAATTATTTTATATTACTATTAATGGTGTAATATAAAATTTTATTTTCTATAAGTACGGCGCTTTTTATTACTACGCATTTTTCGAGTACGTCTACCACCTACTGGAATTGGTTCTGTGTTCATTTTTTCTGATTCAGGAGGTATAGGTTGTGATTGTACTACAGGTTGTCCTTGTACTACAGGTTGTCCTTGTACTACAGGTTGTGCTTGTACTACAGGTTGTGCTTGTTCTACAGGTTGTGCTTGTTCTACAGGTTGTGCTTGTACTACAGGTTGTGCTTGTTCTATAGGTTGTGCTTGTACTACAGGTTGTCCTTGTACTACAGATTGTCCTTGTAATATAGGTTGTGCTTGAGGTAGAGATAATTTAAAAACCGTTTCGTCCCAGTTATTTGTACTATGCCTAACACTACTATCTATGTATTGATATGGATGTGGCAACGATATCTTAGATATTATTTCAGGAAGTTTATCTTTCTGGTTTTCCATATCATTAAAAAAATCATAGTACGTTAATACTTCAGATAATTTATTAAATCCAAAAATATTACTCTGCATGCAATAGTTATAATTTGGGTTAGGTGTTTCTATAGTTTTCTTGAAGAAATTATTGGCTAACGTTTTTGCGTTATCTCCGGGTGGACCAAAGCATGGTAAATATTTAAACCTAGGTCCGCTGCTTGTTAAAGAAATTCCAATACGCAAACCAATAGTTTCTATTTTTTTTTCTATTTCATCCTTCTCTGTAACATTTTTCTTCCTAACAAAAAATACACCTTTGAAATACTTGAATAAATTAAATTCCTCAGTTCTTCCATCTGTACGAGTTTTCATTTTTCTTGGTTCTGAATTCCCTCTATTAAACCCGAGTTCAATAGAACAGTCTTGGTAATTTATAATACTTTTTGTAATAACCCTAGAAGATCCACGGCGTTCTAATATTTTTCCTAAGTTCTCTAAAAAGGCATACCCGTTACTAATCTTTGACATGAAAAATCTAGCGGCATTTGCTTGCGATGTTAATAATTCTGTCTTCTTTTTAAATACATCGTAAAATGCATATAATACTAAATTTGAACCCGGTTTTTCAATACGAATACCTCTACATAAAGATGATTCTATATTTGATCTACCTATGATTTTTTCAATAATATCATAGCCGGTTACATTAGCTAAATCATTCGCAGATAATTCTTGGTTTGGACCGAAATAGGGCGGTTTCTCTGGAAATTTTACTAATCCGCCATTTACTTTTTTATTAATTTTTCTTGTTTTCACCATTTTATATTATCTAGATAAATATTTTTCATAGAATTCTGGTCGTGTCATTACCATTTTCTTCCGTATATTTAGTAATATTCAATATATGATGTTTTGTAAAAATTTATATTCGTTTATTTACTATTTAATAGTTGTATTAATAATAAATATAAATGAACTTAATTTATATTGGTGTGTTTTATCAAGAAAGTTACATAAATTTATTGCATTTACTTCTTTTATCTATTCAAGAAAAGTCTAATATAAATAGGGAAACAACCCATATCTGTATTATGACAACGAAATCATTTGAACAAAAAGTTAAAAACAAATTAGCAAATATTGACCTTCCAATAATTTATATTTATTTAGATGTAAATACATTAGTTGAGGCAGCATGTGCTAGGTTATTAATTTTTAATACAACAATTATTAATAATTATGATAAAATATTATATTTAGATACCGATATACTAGTAAATTCCGATATAAACACTTTATTTGATCTAGAAATATCTTCGGAAAAATTGTATGCATTAGAAGAGGGAATCATAGGCCATGAGTTTTGGGGGTCGATGTTTTTTGATTTTACTAAATATTATTCACTTCAACCTGGGTTTAGTTCAGGGATACTTTATTTTAAAAATAGTGATTCTATAAAATCTTTATTTAGTACTATTTGGGATCATATCTTAGTTTATCTTCAAGATCATGATGTTCCGTTGTGTCTAGATCAACCATTTATTGTATATAATACGATTTCAAAAAACATGCAAGATTACGAATTATTAAGACCCTATGCAGAAATAGACCCAAAAACTGTGAATCCTAAAAGAATAGTTTATCATTTTGCTGGTGGAATTGGTAAATATGGCCCTAAAATGACCCGAATGACTAATTTTTGGGAACAAATGAATTCTAAAATTAAAATATGTCAATACGGAACAGACGGGTTCGGTCATCAATTAGAAGGAATGTTAAGATTAATATCATTATCATTAAATAACAAAGCAGAATATATATATGATTATAGAAAGCAATTCTTTTTTGAACATTCAAATTTTGATAAAAACCAATTACAATCTTATCTTATACATGCATTAGATACAAATTCTTCAACTACTAAGCCGTTTGATAAACATAATATAAAATTAATAAAATTAAGTGAAACTAGGAGTTTTCAAGATATAATTAAAAATGATAACGAATACATAAATACTCTATATTGTTATGATGGTGTTGAAACTGGAATATTACTCCCAAATAATTTTGAACATGCGGATGAATTAGAAAAATCATTACCGATTCTAAGAAAAATGTTTGTTTTGGAAAATCCATTTTTACCAAAACCATCCTATCATAATAATAATTCTACGAATGTGGTTTGTCACATTCGTTTAAATGATGCTGTAGGACAACGACCATTAGATAATGATTTATTAATTAATTTTGTAAAACAGTTTCAAAATAAGAATGACTATAAAGTCACAATTCATAGTGACGGTGATGTGGAATTTTTAAAATCCGATAATACTACAATTTATGATAAAAATACAGATGTATTACAAATTTTGAGCGATTTTGTTAATGCCAATATTTTTATTATGAATATATCCTCTTTATCAATTGCTGCACATTTACTAGCAAATGAAAATCAAATAGTTTATTGTCCAACAGTCGTTTGTCCTGCATTTTACAAAAGAATCTTAAACAAATGTATAAAAATTCATAATCTTAGATCAAGTAAATATTCTTGGAAAAACGAATACATTATATTTATTGAAAATGGTGAAATTGAAGCATTCGGAAAAAAGGGTGAATACAGAAAACTTGATACATATATAGTTGAGGCAACCTTTTGTGGTGCAATTCATACAATTATATTTAATAATGATTATACAGAATATACATCGATTAGAAAACACGATAATGAAATAGTAAAGGGAATTTTATTGTAATTTAGATATTAAATAAATTACAATAAAAACAAATATGCGGTTGTAACCGTAATCATAGGTTCGGTTCGGTTCAACTGCGGAAATATTTTTCATAGAATTCTGGTGGCGTCATAATAGGAATACCATGTTCTTCCGCATATTTTGTCTTATTCGATACATCATCTTTTGTTTTCACGATCAACGTAAATGTATTCTTCCCAATCGAATCATCTAACACACCTCCAACTTTTTGCAATCCTTCAATTATCGCCTTATCACGTACCTTTGTCATAACAATATGTTTTTGATAAAGAGGATGCGTACTATCAAATGTCACTACGATCTTATTTTCTAATGGTGCTTCTTCTAATTTATTCTCTAAACCACATTCCTTCAAAAACGCCATAAATTCATCAATATGATCTACAAAACTCTTCGCATTTTCCGGTCCGATACCCTTTATTCCTCTCAACAACATAATTTTATCCGCAGGTTTCTCCTTTCGAGTTAATATGTCCGGATAAGTATCTAAAATCGGGCGAATTTTACGTTCACCGATTCCGCGTCCAAGTAAATTCGATGCAGCCATTATTTCTAGTAAACTTGCTTTATCAATTTTATCATGCAAGCTTGTGTATACCTTTTCTATCATTTTCTCTTTAAAACCCTCTACTTCTTCAAAATCCTTCTTTGACATCTTTAAAATCTTAGGGACACTATTAAAACCGGCCTTAATAAAACGTTTTACGTTTCCTCCGGATAATCCGTCAACTTTAAGACTTGTAAAGAATGCTGTAATGTTTTTCTCTAATACGCTTTCATCTTCACCCAAATTATCTAACACAATATCAACATGTGTATCTGTCCAGTGATATTTCACATCCGGCATTTTAGCGTGTTCTGCAGGTGTTGTTACAGATTTAATATGTGGTATAACATCACCACTTCGAATAATCTGTATAACAGCACCAACCCCAATCTTATTCGTTTCAATAAATGACCCATTAAAACCCGTAGCATATTCTATCGTAACACCACCCAATCGTATAGGCTCAATTTGAACACGCGGCTTTAAATACCCATTTTTACTAGCATTCCATATTACGTCAACTACCTTTGCTTCCGCCATTTGGTCCGAAATTACCATCTTAAAAGCAAATGCGTATTCGGGATTACCATCTTTTCGTGCATGTAGATTATCATCCGAAACAATAACACCATCAATTTCATATTGGTAATGGCTACGCCAATCCATCAAAACTTCTGATAATTCTTCATTCGAAAGTGTATCTACGGATTTATTTTGAACAACCTCGTGTCCAAGTTCCATCAATTTTTTCATCTGTTCAGCGGGTCTCATTAATGGTTGAATAACCTCATATGCGACAAAATGCAAATCCTTGGTTTTATCATCGATAGATTTACTGTTGATAATCCCCGATACTAAGTTACGTGGGTTTGCAAACTTAGCCTTATATTTATCTTCAAATACTTTCTTTGGAATAATAAACTCGCCACGAATAACGAGTCCGGGTTCCATAGGAAGTTTAATTACGCGTAAAAGATGCGTTATATCTTGACCTACTTTACCATCTCCTCTCGTATATAACTTAGGTTCGGGTCCCTCCGTAGTATACATACCACTTACACCATCTAACTTGCATGATAAAACGTAGGGCCCTTTATATTTCCCAATCCAATTCGTAAGGGCGCCTGTATCGGGTTTAATTTTATCCATAGAAGGCATATTATATGGAAGTGTTACCTTATTTTTTTCGATAGGAGCACCGACTTGCTTAATAGTTTCATTATTTGGATACTTTGTTTCGGCATATTCTCTTACAATATCATATTCATTATCCGTCATAAGTGGCTTTTTTGTATTATAATAGGAATCATTTGCAGTAACAATAATATCTGTTACTTGTTGCTCTGTGAGACCCTCTATAACAGAAATACCTTTTTCTTTAAAAAAATTTATATTCTTTTTAGCATCTGCTTTAGAGGTCATTTTTCTTACAGGTTTCTCTTGATTATTTTCTAAATCAATTTTTTTAGTTTTATTATTTTTCAGGGAAACCTTTGGAGACCTTAATACCCCTTCCTTTTTCGTTTTATTCTTCTTTGTTTTTATTTCTATTTTTGCAGCTTTGATAGTTTCCAAAGGAATAACAGAAACAACAGGTATTTCTTCTTTCACAATTTCTTGTGGAATCGGTGGGGGAAGAGCCTTTTCTACTATTTCTTTTGGTGCTCTCTTTTTATATGTTCTTTTTTGCTTTTCCGGTTTTGGGGACTTAGGTGATTTTGGTAATGTCTTATCTCGTTTTTTATATGTCCTTTTTTGTTTTTCTGGTTTTGGAGACTTAGGTGATTTTGGTAATGTCTTATCTCGTTTTTTACGGGTTTTTTTCTCTTTTTCTGGTTTCGGTTCACTTACTTTCTGAGTTGTTGCGTGTTTTAAAAAAATCGGCTTCGCAGTTGGCAATATCGCGCCATTTTTAATAACCACAGACCTCGCATCTATTCTATCTACCGGATCCTTATATTCAAGCTTTAAATAATCAAAGATATCCTTTTCATCCTTAAATACAGAATCAACCTTTTCCTCTTTCTCCTTACCGGGCTGTTTCTTATAAAGACCATGCTCATTTAGCGAAACACCAATCTTTAATGCGTGCCCACGCATAACCGTATTAAACGTCTTACTTCCAGTAAAATACAAAACAGCAAATGGATATTCTTCTTGAGAAGTATACATAAAATCTACGCGACGTGCTGTTTTATGATTCGGTAATCTAGCAATTACCAAACATTTCGTTTTTCCTCTAGAAAGCACTTCAATAATCACATCTTTTTCTAGGAGAACATCAATAAACTTCGGAAACATACTCGGATCATCTGATGTAATAATCGCATCAATATCACCCGATGTATGTGCACCACGACGATAACTTCCTACAATCTCATATCTAGATTCTGGTGTGGATACCTTTTCAAAAGAGGTTTTAAAAAGAGTATTATATTCATCGATTTCACTACGTGGAATGCGTTCCAAAATATCTTCATAGTATTTCAATCCCGCCTTCTGAACATCATTCAGGAGCTCATCTTGACGTGATCGAAGTTGTGCAATTGTAGTAATACCTTTTTCTACTAATTCCTTTGCCTTTTTAGGTCCAACACCATAAATCTCGCTTAAAATATATTCTGGCTTATCCTTTTCACACTCAAACAGCCGTAGTGTTCCTCTTGCCAAATATTCTGTGAATTTTTCTTTAATCATCGGTCCAATATTTGGTTTACCTTCTAGCTGGGAAACACTAGTAATATCTTCGGTGATATTTCGAATTGTATCAGCGGCTTTTGTATATGCTCTACTACGGATGTAATCACCCTTCTGAGACATCAATTTTGATAATCTCTCTAAAACCTCGATAAATGTTTCATTATAACGTGGCATTTCTTTAAAATGTTGCGTTATAATAGGCTGTGATGGGAGAATAGCAGTAGCACTTGGTTCTAGTTTAATTATTTCATCCCGGATAATCAATTTTTTCTTTTTTGGAATGAGTTCTTCTTTAGGTTCGGGTTCTTTTTCATTATGTTTACGTTCTTTTTCTATTGATTTTATTATTTTTTCTACATCTACTGTTTCTTCTTGTTCCATAATTAATATATATTATATATGGAAAATTATTATGCGATTCTTGTGGCAACCATTAATGGTAAATTATCGAATGTAAATGGTATATCATTCGAATTCCCTTCATGATCTATGGATTTGAAAACACTAGCAATCATATAAATCGTGGTGAGTTCAGATATATTAAAAACCGCTGTTATTTTATTAACATATGCATAATTTGAATCTAATGAAACTGTATCCAGAATGCAATTCTTATTATCTATGGCGGTAGATGTAGTTGATAATGATAAATATGCTTTCATAGAACTACTAGATGCTGACGAACTTATTGAAATTGCGGATTCTACAAACCAAACACCTTGTGTTAATTCAATACTTGAATAAGGGTAGGCAACTTGAGAAAATCCTTGTTGACATATTTGTTGTCCAGTAGTTATTTGTGTACCTGTTTTTTGATAACCCACATTATTTGTATTTATATTTAATGGCGAATATTCGATTTCAATTGGATTATATGCAAATAAACGGCCTTGTAAAGAAAGATCAGCAGTATTATCTATGATTCCGGCTGGACCTGTCTCTCCTACGGGCCCTTGTTCTCCAGTAGGTCCTTGTTCACCTGTTGGCCCTTGTTCACCTGGGGGTCCAGTTTCACCAATAGGTCCTTGTTCACCTACAGGCCCAGTTTCACCTGTGGGTCCTGTTGGACCTGTTTCACCTGTGGGACCTGTTTCACCTGTTGGACCAGTTTCACCTGTTTCACCTGTTTCACCTGTTTCACCTGTGGGACCTGTTTCACCTGTCTCTCCTACGGGTCCTGTTTCACCTGTGGGTCCTGTTTCACCTGTGGGTCCTGTTTCACCTGTGGGTCCTGTTTCACCTGTGGGCCCAGTTTCACCTGTGGGCCCAGTTTCACCCGTGGGACCTGTTTCACCTGTGGGACCTATTTCACCTGTGGGACCTGTTTCACCTGTGGGACCTGTTTCACCTGTCTCTCCTACGGGTCCTGTTTCACCTGTGGGACCAGTTTCACCTCTCTCTCCTACGGGCCCTTGTTCTCCAGTAGGTCCTTGTTCACCTACAGGCCCAGTTTCACCTATGGGACCAGTTTCTCCAGTACTACCAATAGGTCCTTGTTCACCTACAGGCCCAGTTTCACCTGTGGGACCAGTTTCACCTGTTTCACCTCTCTCTCCTACGGGCCCTTGTTCTCCAGTAGGTCCTGTCTCTCCTACGGGCCCAGATTCACCAGTAGGACCTTGTTCACCAGTAGGACCTTGTTCACCTGTGGGCCCAGATTCACCAGTAGGACCTTGTTCACCAGTAGGACCTTGTTCACCTGTGGGCCCAGTTTCACCAGTAGGACCTTGTTCACCTGTCTCTCCTACGGGCCCAGTTTCACCAGTAGGACCTTGTTCACCAGTAGGACCTTGTTCACCAGCAGGGCCTTGTTCACCAGCTTCACCTTTGGGGCAACATTCTCCATAGGATATAGTATTCGTACTATTATCAACTAGTTTTACTTGTTGTTCCGCCGTTATAATATTAATATAATCATAATTACTTATGTATCTGTGTCTTCCTTTTTTAACAGATAAATTATTCATATTTCTTTTAAATAACGAATTCATTAATGTATATATATAAATATAAATAATAAAAACTCTTTATATTTATTTTTTAAAAACCAGGCTCATCTGTAAAGATTTGAGTCGCTGACATATTAAATGATTTATTTTCAGTTACTACGTTCAAAAAATCGGTTACCGACCCATCTACTTGGAATAATAAAAATGCACCAATTAAACTACAACAAAAAACAATTACAGAGTCCCGTACAACTAACTTAATGGGTTTCCATTCTTTATCAATAAATTTCATTTCAAGAACTTTTATGAAAACAAAAAGGCACGTCACAATAATAGATAAAATAACCACCTTTTCCATGATTGAAAAATATATAAAAACCACCTAATTTTATATATTTAATAAAACGCAAATATCCTAAACCCCCCCTTTTCTTCTGAACAATTATTTTTTATCTTACCTATATTTTACGAAATTTTATATTCGAATTTCTTACTGTTCCTACACCGCATGATGCTAGACTACCTTTTTTATAGTATACCGATGAATTATTTGTATAACGACTTGCCATAGTTAGTGAAATTTGTTGAGTTATTGGTGTTGGTGTTGGTGTTGGTGTTGGTGTTGGTGTTGGTGTTGGTGTTGGTGGAGTTGGTACAACTGTTGTAAAACTTGGAGGCGCAATTTGATATACTCCAACATTCACATTTGTAACACTATTTCCTAATGTTCCTGCAGAATTATAGGCATTTATTAACAATTTTGTATTTGGTGTATTTTGGGTATAATCCGACGAAACAGTAAAATTTGTTCTGTATAATGCAGTTCCGTTTACCCAAGAAAAATATGCCATATATCCACCAAATGCTGAACTATTGCTTCGATTGGATTCATTAGATAAAAGTAGAGGCGCTGTGCTATTGTAATCAGTGGTATCTGCCATAGAAAAAATAGATATTCCATTCATAAAAATTTTTGTTACTCCTTGATATCTACTAATTGCAAAATGCGTCCATTTATTCTTATATTGTCCATTTGTTAATGAAGTTACAACTGTAGGTGTATTATTTGACCAAAAATAAAAAGTTCCTCCTTCTATAGAAACTCCGATGCTTATAGTCCTATTAGCATACGAACCAATCTGAAAAATACGAGGAAATGAATTTGTATCTGTTTGATATTGATACCACTCTATTGTAAAGTCATTTGTTCTAAAATTCAAGTCTGGTGTTGATGGTATAATTATATAAGAGGTTGCGTTTCCTAAAAAACTTAAACTCGACATTCTCTTCTTATATAGTTAATAGAAATTATATAAGAAACTATTTTTAACTCTATACACGCTAGTTGTTTACACCGATAAAATTTATAACTCTTCAACATCATCTAATAAAAAATCGTCTGAAGGTCCAGATGGTTTCGCCGTTTTAATTTCATCTAAAATATCAAATTCACTTAAATCAAACGGTTGATCCGCATAAATTTGTATACGGTCATTATCTTCTTCCTCCTCTAATTTACGCTGAATAGCATTTGAGGTACTGAACTCTTCAAGACGTTCTAAGGATTTGGGAGCTTCCTCCTCCTTTTTAACCGTATCCCGATTCAAAACAGTATCCATAGTGTTAAATGTTAAACGCGTAGTTACTGGCTCATCATCGACGTTTTTGATAGAAGGCACAACCGGTTCTACATACTCTTCTTCTTTCTTTTCGGATTCCTCATTTACTTTTTCGGGTTCTTTTGTAGCCTCAGCATCTGGCACCTCAATATTCTCAATCGTTACTTCCTCTTCTTGTTCTATAGATTCATCCATATATGCACGAATAATAGATTCAGTAGGAATACTATCACGAATTGCCGATAAAATACATTCTTGCACAATCATTTCTAATTCACGATTATTCTTCTGAGTTTGAAGTGGTGAAATATTCTTCTCAAACAAATATACATTCGAATATACTTTTCTAGCCGTATTAATATAAATCTTATGAACAAACATATCTAATTTTGGTATGGAAATATCGATCTTCTTTTGTTTATTTCCAACACGAATACAGGTAAGAACTTTTAATTGTATTACATGAACACATGTAATTAAATCTTCTAAATAATTACAACCGCTTCGTTCTACAATTCGCTTACGTTCTTCCTCAATAATCTCATTATTCCATTTGGGAACACGCGATAAAAGATTTTGAAATGTCATCAAATACTTGTTGACTTCATCATTATCTAAACATAACTTCCAAGCTTCATTAAAAATAGATTTAACACCCTCGATTACTAATGGTGTAAAAATACTTACTAAACGGCTGCACCATTCATTTCTGGATTCATTTAAATTAGAAATCACAAAATCATCCATATTTATATTGTTAAAATACATTTTACATCCTTTTCTAAACGTAAAAACATAAAGTCAAAAATATAGAATAATAATAATTTTTCACATCGATATTCTAATTTTATCTTGTCGAAGCAGATACAAATCGTCGCCTTTTCATCATCCGGTATACGATTCGTAGAGTTAACCCACCGTATTAGATCTAAACAAGATACTCCCTTTTCATAAAATTCAGTAGCAACTTGAGTAAGTATGGAATGGGTTATTTCATCAGCGTATAAAAAATCCATTTTTTCACGAATCCAGCTTTGTTTATCTTGTAATGAATCAATATCAAAATTTTTATGAATAGAGAATTGATGTAAATTTACGAGTTTGCCATTTTCGATATATTCAGGTACATATATCTCACAAAATCTGGATAAAATAGGATTTAATAGCTTATTCTTATTTTCAACGATAATAAAAAAACGCGTATTATAACTAAACAATTCAATACAACGACGAAGCGCGGACTGCGCATCGATCGTTAAATAATCAGCATTTAATAATACGATTGTTTTAAATAATGTTCCATTATTGGATTGAATATTCGTTTTGGCGAAAAATTTTAACTCTTCGCGTATGAATTTGATCCCCTTTCCGTGTGCACAATTTACAAACATTACATTCGATTTTAACTTCTGTTTATCATTTTGATAGATCTTATTTAAAAATTGGTCGACGATTGTTCGTTTCCCAGATCCGGAAGACCCATGAAAAATAATATGCGGGATTTTATTGGATGTTATAAAATAGTCTAATTTTTCATTAATTTTTTGGTGAATTGGTAAGTATTGCATTCGATAGATATGAACAATCAATATTTTTATATATTTGAATAGAATATATATAAAAGTATTAAAATAATAAATACAAATGAAAATAGGGATAGCTATTCCTTGTTATCATGGACATATACAATCCCTATTGGAATTATTAGATATAATAGAAAAACAAACCAGGTTACCTGATAAGGTAGCCATTAGTTGTTCATCTACAGACGAATTTCCTGAATTAAAAAATTATGGGTTTTTAATAGAAACCGTAGTTACGAAAGATAAGAAATCCGCAGCAGAAAATCGTAATATTGCGTCTTCAAAACTAATGGATATGGATTATATTACGTTTTTTGATGCGGATGATTTAATGCATCCGCAAAGGATAGAAATACTATGTATTGTTTGCCAAAATTATAATTCGGATATTATATTACATAATTATTATAATATATATATGAATGATGTATCACTAGATCCAATACAGTATGTTGATGTACATAAAAATTCATTATGTCAGTGTTATTCTGGATGTGTTCGACATAAGGAGCAACATTATGGTGATATTCATCACGGCCATGTAACAGTAAAAAGAAACATACTAGATCTTGTTCAATTTCCTGAAGAAATAGAATACCATACCAAAGAAGATTCAGTATTTTGTAATCGGGTTGTTGGGTTACCAAATATAGAAACTTCATATATAAATAATAAATTGTCCTATTATAAACCATCAAGAACAGGAGGAATAAACGACGATATTACGAAGCGCAATTACGATAATGTTGCATTTATAACATTAACGAATTCAGGATATATAGATTACACATTAAATTGTTTAGAGTCACTTAAAAAAATCAATAGTAAAATAAATCTTACTTGTTATTGTATAGGAACAGACGGTTATAATAAACTAAAGGAAAACAATTTTCAAACCATTTTAATTGAAGATGACGTCAATTCTAATTTTCAAACATTTCGTAATGGAAATTGGTCAAACATTACATATTATAAATTTAAGATTATTTATGAAAATCTCCTATTGCATGAATATGTTTGTATTACCGATGGAGATATTGTTTATGAAAATAACTTTTTTATGGATTTTTTATTAGATAATATAGATGATAATGATTTATTAGCTCAAAGTGAAGGAATAGAAATAGATGATTTCTGCACAGGATTTATGTTCATCAAATCCAATCCGAAAACGCTTTCACTATTTAATCCCGAAAATGTAGAGAAATATAAAAATGTTGTAGGTTGGGATGATCAGATTTACATAAATGAAATAAGAAATATGTTAAAATATAAAAAATTACCTCTTTATTTATTTCCTACAGGTAAATATTATTATACTTATTTTAACTATCTAAAACCATATTTAATTCATTTCAATTGGTTATATGGGCATGATAAAATGGAAAAAATGATAAAACATAATAAATGGTTTATACAAAACAACCAATAATTATTATTAACTTTTAATTAATAATAATATCTAGTTTCCAACGTTTTTAATAATATTTAATTCCTTCGTAAATAAAAAACGTTCATGATACATCGTACGTCTACGAAGATTGCAATTTAAACATGCGATTTCTACATTATCTTTATTATGCCCAAATTCATTATCTATGCGTTCTAAGGTCCATTGCATAGGTTCTCGCACATTTTCATATAAAATATGTACCGTTTTTTTACAATAAAAACACCGGTTTTCACAGGTTTTTAATAGTTCGAGAACTTTGGCGAAATCTATGAATTTCTCTTCTACATAGAGGTTTTTATGTATATCTTGGGCCTTATATCCGCCGATTTTTTGATGAATGTGTTTTTCCATCATATCGCTAATTTTCGAATCGTACACACCGTCACTCATTTGGCAAATATACTGAATTTGATTTTCAGGTACTAAATCGGATTCTTGGAATTTCCATCGTTTTTTATCCTTCGTAATCACACGTTTTCGGGGTATTTTTGGCACGATTTCTTTTTCTTGTTTTACAGGTTTCAATAAATTCACAAGTATTTCTTTATTTTCCATAATACACTTTTCATAGATAAAAATTTAAATGATTTCAATAGAAACTAACTTATTTTTTAAAAAATGTGGTTATTTCTATTGAAACAAAAACAAAAAAGTCGGGGACGAATTTAAAAAAGGACAAAAATAAATGTCCAAAATCGATTTTGTCAAAAAGAATTTCAAAAAGGGATTTTATGAAAATGCCCAAATTCGGGTTTTGCTGCATAATGCAGTAAAAAAGCAAACACCGAAAAAAGTTTGTCTGCATAAGAAAAATAAACAATTTTATGCGGAATAATAATTTAGGAGTTTTCTCATTCTAATTTATAGAATCTTTTCAGAATGAAAATTCTCTCGATCGAGAGTAAAAAACATAGATGTGAAATTTGTCAATACAGCGCCAGGTGGAAAAGTGATCTCGAAAAACATAAAATAACTGCAATACATAAACTCAGAATGAAATCAGTCGAGAGAAATGAGCCTATACAAAAACCAAAACGAATATATATCTGCTCGAATTGCAATAAGGAATATTTAGCAAGTAGTGGTTTATGGTATCATTTAAAAAAATGTAAAACTACATTAAATCAACAGGTGCCAAAACATGAACCAGAAAACACATTAAAATTAGATACAGCTACTGTCTTAGAAATTATAAAACAAAATCAGGAATTTAAAACATTAATTTTAGAGCAGCAAAATAAGATCATCGAATTATCTACGAAACCAAATACAGTCAACAATACAAGTAATTCTAACAATACAAACAATACAAACAATAATACAAATACATTTAACCTCCAATTTTTCTTGAACGAAACCTGTAAAGACGCGATGAATATAACTGATTTTATCCAAAACCTAAATATACAAATAAAAGAATTAGAAAACGTCGGGAATAATGGTTATGTTTCCGGTATTTCCGAAATTATTTTAAGTCGAATAAAAGGATTAGAAGTTTCAAAACGCCCTCTACATTGTACGGATGTAAAACGCGAAACAATGTATATTCGCGACGAAAACGAATGGAATAAAGATACAGAAGAAAAGACCAAATTAAAACAGATGATTGGACAAGTAGCCAAAGAAAATATGCGAAAAATACCGGAATGGCGACAGCAAAATCCGGAATGTATGGATATGCACGATAAAAAATACGAATATTGCATGCAAATTATGCGAAATTCACTAGGCGACCTAGATGAAAAACAGGATAAAATGGATGAAAAGATCATAAAAAATATTGCAAAACAAGTAAGTATTGATAAAAATACAATTACTTATGAGAACAATTAATATAAAAGTTTCAATATAATAAAATACATATGCATAAATTTTATTATATAACGGTGGCAACGAAACCTAATCCGGTTCTCAACAAAATAAAAGAGCGGGTAAAACAAAACAAGGAAAAGATTCATGTATTAGGTGAACATGAAAATCGCCAAATTGGATGGGAAGGCCATCAAAATTTCGGCGTTAAATTACGCGAAGTAAGCGATTTTTTAAAGGCACCTTTTTTAGAAAAGGACGATATTGTCCTTTTTACAGATGCATACGACGTGGTATATTGTGGGACAAAGAAAGAGATCATAGATAAATACCTAGAATTTGATAAACCAATTGTATTTGGGTGTGAAAAGCAATGTAATCCCGATCCAAAACGTGCGTCCGAATACAAATTCAAGGATACAGAATTCCCCTATTTAAATAGTGGTATGTATATTGGTAGAGTATGGGCTCTCCGTAAATGTATATTGGAATATAAATATAATGATAGAGACGATGATCAGCGGTTTTGGACAACCCAGTTTTTCGAGAACCCCGATTTAATAGGACTAGATTATAAAAACCAGCTGTTTTTAAATACGGTGGATATGGATGAAATGTATTTTTATTTGGATAAAGAGAATTCAATAGCGGTTTATCGTGGATCAACACCGTTATTTGTCCATGTAAACGGACCCGATAAAAAGGATTTAAAAAAATACCTCGATATCCAAGAATATAAATAATATACACCGATAAATCAATAATCCAGATATGTATTCAGAATTGTAATTTACTGCAGCAACTCAGCTGCGAAAAATATTTAGTAGTAGTAAAATATATAATAATGGCAAATCCCGAGTTGAGCGATTTTTTAATAGCAAACCCACATTACATCGTTACGCACCATTTTTATCTTTTACGAGATCTTAGTGGAAATAACCCAGAAAATATACCACCATTAGATAATGGTGAATATGTACAATTTATGCAAGATGTAAATATGGCAGTAAGAATGGGTCCTCTTATCGTAAGTATATACACAGATGCAAGTGGAACAAATTTCGCGTTGGATACAAATGGAAATCCGATAAGTAGTCGCACAATAAATACAACAAATTACCATTATCCTTATTACGACGCAAACAATATTTTAGTCGAAGGTGTATTAACAACTGTATTTGATGATGGTAGTTCGTTTAGTAATGACGATGAACATAACACATCATTTTGGTATAATATACAGGGAGTAAGTGACCCAATTAATTTACAACAGTATACTTAATGCAGGGAACCAAGGTTCCCCTGCGACCCCTCCTTTTTACTATTTTATTAGAAAAATAATTTTCTAATAAACCTATATTGAATAACTACTATTTAAAAGGAGGGGTCGCGGGGGAACCTTGGTTCCCTGCTTTCTATTAATTGTAAGGTTTCACTTCTGACAATACAAACATGGGGTTTCCAGAGCCATTATTGACAAAGGTAAATTTTTGTATTACTACTGAAGATGACGCAACATTCACGTTATCGATGTAAAGCGTGGATGCTTCTCCATTCACGTTAACATTATTAATAAACTTTTTGTTTGTTGCAGTATTCAAGATTATAGATAACGAATAAAGTTGGTCAAGCAAAGTAGGAACATTTATAAAATAGCCAGTAAAGTTCTCGGAGGGTACATCGTCAACGTAGAAGGTTGATTTATTATTGCAATCAAAGACAAATTGGTTAAGGGAAGGATCAAGAACAGAGTGGAACAATTTACCCCTCTTTAATGACTGAAGTTCATTAATCAATAAAGGTATAATACCATAGTAATTCACACCTTGTAAATGAAGTCCATCCTTTTCGCCACTAACAAGTGAAGGGTAATGTTCTTGAATCTCATGAGCAACTACTCCAAAATCATCTTTATTCAAATCAGTATTGTAATATCTAACAGGATTTAAATTATCTACAGTATAAGTAGCATCTAAGGAAGTGATGTTTTCTTTAATACGATAATCGGAACTTACTTGACCTCCAGAATAGTAGATAGCACCTGATACACCTAGACCACCAGTAATAGTTAATGTTCCAGTTGTATTTGATGTAGATGTAATATTACCTGCAATATTAATAGGCGATATAAAATAATAGTTCGAGTTACTACCATTGAAAAAAAATTGATTTGTCCCCGAGTGTGACATGCATATGTATGCATATGATGCATTACCTACACTTATTGTAGAATTCCATGTAGACCCATAATTACTAGTCATGTAAAGAGAACTACTTGTTACAGCAGTTTGTACGCTACCATCATAAGAAAATGCAATATTATAAATAGTACCAATAGTATTGTAAATTGACCAGCTAGAGCCATAGTTAGTAGAATAAAATGTATCAGAACCACACATAGCCATAAATTGGCCATTTGCAGATATAGATGCAAAAGCATAACTAGCATAACTATTAGAATAAAGAGCACTATTCCAACTACTGCCACCGTTAGTTGAGTAATAGATATATTGTGGGGAACTTGAAATTTGTCCAGTAACAATATATTGGCCAGTTGCAGAAACAGCTACCCAACCACAACCATTACCAGGTAAATTTGATTTTGTGAAATTACTACCGTAATTAGTCGAAATATAAACATAACTATTATTGTAGGCAGCACAAACAACAATTCTACCAGTTGATGAACAAGATACTGATTGTATATTATCAGATCCAAAACCGTAAATTGAATAAAAAGAATTGCCATAATCATTAGAATAATAAATATTACCGCTATTATATGCTGTGTAAAAATAATTACCACTATAAGAAAATGCTATTTGACTTATACCACCTATAGCTGAAGAATTTTGAGTAAAATTTCCATTTGGTCCTTGTTTTGATAAATAACTACTAGATGAAGCTACAAAAACATTATTACCATTTCCAGACATAGCGATGGCGTAATCGCTAACGGAGGACAAACCTGACGCGGTTCTCCAAGAACTACTACTATTTAAACCTGTAAAATTGAAAAAAGGGATTGCTGTTGTAGGACCAGCATATGAATCATATGTGGTCGAACTAGTACCTCCACTACCTCCACTACCTCCACCTATTGCACTTCCATTTAAAGTAACATTTCCATTAATATTTATAGGTGTACTTATATAATAAAAACCATTACTAGTACCATTATGATAAAGTTGAGTTGAACCAGAATATGACATAACTAATTTAGCACTACTAGTACTACTAACAGTTTGAGTTGTACTCCAAGTCGAACCATAATTAGTAGACATATATAAAGTACTGCTTGAATAAGCACTTTGAATTGCTCCCGTATAAGAAAATACTATATTATAACAAGTGATACTACCATTTACATAATACGGAAATATCCATGAGGAGCCATATGTACTAGACAACATAATACCACCACTAGAACCGCATATTGCCATCCATTGACCGTTTCCTGATATACTTACTTTATTAAAAGTATAATTACTTGTAGTATTATTACTTAAACTCCAGCTAGTACCACCATTTGTAGAATAAATAGCATATTGAGGACTAGTATTAGATTGTGCAGTACAAATATATTGACCAGTTGCAGACATAGCTACGTAACCGCAACCATTATAACTACTTGGTAAAGTAGATTTTGAAAATGAAGAACCGTAATTCGTTGAAATCCATACCCAATTATTATTATTGCTACCTACAACAACATTTTGACCACCAGCAGAACAAGAAATTCCTAGAAGTGAACTATCACTTGGACTTGGATAGTAACTAGTATTACTAGAATAATAATTATTAGACGTGTATATAGCTGTAGCTGTATTACTTACGCTATAAATATATGATCCGTTATAAGATATTACAGTATTACTTATTGTACCTGTACGTGAAGTTGGTAAAGGAGAGAAACCAGGATTGAAATTTGCTACATAAATATTAGTAGAATACGTAGCTAAAGTAGTTCCGCCATCTCCTGAAATAGCTATATAGCTTGGACTATTAGTAAAAGTTGTAATTAAACTCCATGAAGTAGAAGATAAAGTACCAAAATTTAATGACAAACCTAATATTGGAGTTGCTAATGTAGAAAACGGATCATAACTACTACTGCTACTACCACCACTACTACTACTACTGCTAGCATTAGTACTTAAAGCAACACCTTTCATATAGATTGTACCACCTACATAAATATCACCTCCAATTCCAACACCACCATTAACAGTTACAGCACCACTACTAGTAGAAGTAGAAGTGTTTGTGCTAGAGAAGTAAGAAGCGCCAGTAACAGTACCACCTGTGAAAGACCCACCTCCACCTCCAGTACTTAAAGCAACGCCATTCATATAAATAGTTCCGCCGGCATAAATATTACCACCAATACCGACACCACCAGCAACAGTAAGAGCACCACTACTAGTAGAAGTAGAAGT